CAATTTTTGATATAGAGGAGGGGTTTCGTTTAGCCACACCAAAAGAAGTACAGGATTATTACGGCTAATCTTAACCACACAAAATGGAAATTATAGTAGGAACAAATGCTCCAGTAAAGCAAAGAGTCTTTTGGAAAGGCAATATAGCCAAAGCAGATTCGCTGCCAACTGTTAAGTTTTACGACATAACAGAAGACCCAGCAGTTGCTCCATCCATAAATCCACAGACAGCTCTACACACTCAAGAGGCTGAAGAATCAGATATTGATTTTGGAGTGTATAGTGTCTACCCACCTTTATCTCTTACAGATAGACCTAGATCATTAAAGTTAGTCTGGGAATATGAAATTGATGGCGAAGAAGTTAGAAAAGAACATAAAGTTTTTGTGGTTACGCCATACACAGACTTAACGCAGGCAGCGGATGCTCTAGGGTTTGGATTTGATCAGTCTGACCCAAACTATAGAACATTTGCTGACCTTGTAGCAGCAGAACGTTATGCCCGCAAATTAATTGAAAATTATACACAGCAACAGTTTCATCTATATGATGACGTAAACGTTGTATATTCAACTGGAGCAGACATTCTTCCTCTTCCACAAAAGATTAATCAGCTACACGAGCTTTATTTAAACGATATGCTTTTAGTTGATACTATAAATAATATCAATAATTTAAACATGCCAGTTTTGGTATCTGAAAGCGGATTTGGATTAAAGGTTGACCGATCAAATGCCTTAGATAATGTAGTCTATTATGCAAACGGAATGATACCTCCAAGCATTAATGATACTGGAAGAGGAATATTTGTTAACGGCGGAACATACAGAGTCGCTGGTAGATATGGATGGGATCATATTCCAGACGAGGTAGAGCTTGCATGTATAGAATTAATGAGAGACTTTTTCTCTAAGGATAAAGAGTGGCGCAATAAATATATAAAAAGCATACAGACATTTGACTGGCAGTTCCAATATGACACATCAGCATTTAGTGGCACAGGCAATAACTATGCAGATCAGCTATTGCTACCATACGTCACAAATAAAATGGTAGTTATTTAAGATGAACAACTTAGTCGATTCTATTTTCAATATGAAAGTAGATGTATATCTCCAAGAGGACTATCAGGACCAAAATACTGGTGCTATTAAAAAATCTTGGATATATGAAAAGACTATACCGTGCTTTGCAAAAGGAATTATATCAAATTCATCCTCTGCTAGAAGTGGAGACAACCAGTCTATATCCACTAAATATAAAGACACTCAGACTATTGAAATTAGAACTCAAACAAGACTTACTTACAGACAAAAGATAACAAACATAAAAGACTCCTCAAATAATGTTATCTGGTTTGAATTAAATTATCCAAATGATACACCTACAGTTTTTGAGATTATAAGCTCCACCCCAATTACAGATCCGTTTGGAACACTTATGGCATACAACTCAATTGCCAAAAGGTCGGAGAACCAGATAATTGGAGACTAACGGAGTAGCACTATTACAAGCAGCATCTGGCCTAGAAAGATTAATGGTTGGATCATCTGCTGCTGGAGTTTTAAAAGATAGCAACGTAGCACAAATATCAGCATTCTTATATTATCAGGCTCATGTTTCAGCAAAGCTTTCATCAAATAAAGCGTTCCAAAAACTTTTTAAGACTACAGTGTTTAATCAAATAGATAAAGACTTTGGTCTATTTATAGATTCTCAGGCACGTACAAAGCCTAAGTCATTACATCATGTCTATGAGTGGAATAAGACTGGGCAGGCAACCAGTAGATTGTTTAAGCTAAATAGAATGGATACAGTTGGACTGTCATTTAAAATCAACTATGATTTAAAGATATCAAGGTCTTCTGTGCCCACAAAAAATAGAAAACAGAAAAGCAGATATGTATTTGCCAACAAAGCTTCTGTTATGGAAAAAGGTATGCCAATTACTATTAGGCCAAAATCAGCTGAAAGACTAGTATTTGAGATTGATGGAGAAGTTGTATTTATGCCTAAAGGCAAATCAGTTACAGTAAGAAGCCCTGGCGGAAGAGCTTCAACTAATCAATTCGATCTTGCATATAGCAGATATTTCAGCGGACCATTAGTATCTAATTCAATAAAGGCTTCTGGATTCCAGAATCTGTTTGGATCTAAATTTGAGAGAGCAATGAAAGTTCCCTCATCTATATCTAAGGTGCGTTATTCTTTTAGTCCAGGTACAATTAGACTACAGGCAGACTCAGCATTAACTGAACAATTTGGAGGGGCAGCATAATGACAAACTATACTATAGACGCAATGTATGAAATAAGAAAGCATTTGTGGCAAGAGCTTATACTAAATAGCTTAGTAGACCCAAACTCATATTATAGCGATAATCTAGGAGAAGCAATAATTCCAATTATCCCAGTACAACAGGCCCCAGAGATGAACCAATTTTTAAGCGGAAAGACTCACATAGTCTATGACAAGATAGGCAGCACATATGAAGAGAACTGGATGATTTGTTGCGAGAAGATATCATTCACAATATATTCAGTAGATCACTCAGAAATTAATGCCATTAGGAATATGATGATGGACGTATTTAGAAGAATGGATGATTCGGCCAGAGACCTAAATGCTTCCAAGTCCACAGACAAGATAATTTTCCACAATACAATGATTGTAGACATGTCCCCAACAGAGCCATCCGAGGAGCTAGCAGGCTTTCTGGCGGCAGATATCATACTAGAGGTCAAGTATTCTAGGACAGTAGGCCCAAAGGGCAGATTTGATTAGTTTGCCTTTTAGTTGATTGTAAGATAAAATTATACCAAGAGGAAATGAGCCTAGCCAGCTTGATTTAAAGATTTAAAGTAAGTCAATATATATATATTTATTTAACAGGAGGTTTTACACATGGCAAATCAAATTGCAGGTAATGCTAAGAATATTCTAGTTGGTGCTTCACCACTATTTATTTCAAACTTAGACGTTACAACATCAGGATACGTCGAAAACTTTGCACCTGGAGAATCGGGATCAACAGCACCAGCGTTCTCAGCTCCAACAGCATCAGCAGACGGAAAGTCTTACACAGATACCTTGAACGAGGTAACTAGCACAACAACACCAGCATTCTATTACAGAAACGTTGGTTACACAAACAACGGTCTTCAGGTAACATACAACCCATCATACGGTTCAGTTACAGTGGATCAGCTTCTTGATACAGCAAAGCTTTTCAAGGAGTCAATGGAAGTTATGATCGCTACAGAAATGGCAGAAGGTACTCTAGAGAACGTTCTTACAGTATTTGGTCAGAGCTCAAGCACACTCACAGAGGGAGCAACTACAGACAAGCTTGGTCTTGCTGGTGGTGCTCTTGGTGAGGCTCCAACAGAGCGTCAGCTTGTTGCAGTAGGTCAGGCTCCAACTTCTGGAGCAGGTGTATCAAAGGCAGAGCGTGTATACTATGCACGTCGTGTTCTTTCTGTACAACAGTCACAGTTCTCTTTGGCTCGTAACGCAGCATCAACATTCCCAGTAACATTCCGTTTGCTTCCAGACGGTTCAAAGGTCGGTCAGGAATATGGTTTCATTGTAGACCGTGTTCTAAACAAGACAGGCGCATAATTAATTCTTATTAATTAGTAAAACCCCCCTAAGAAATTAGGGGGGTTTTATCATTGTATTGGTAATTCTGATATGATACAATAATTAAGACGAGATCCTAGGAGGATTTAAATTGGCAACAACAGTATATGATGTAGAAGAGATTCAACTACAAAATGGCGCAACAGTAAAGCTGAAGCCTTTAACTATTAAAGAGCTTAGAAAGTTTATGGCCGCTATCAGTAAGACAGCAGAAGTGACTACAGAAGATGAGACACTTACTATCCTGATCGATGCTTGTGCAGTAGCACTAGAGAAGCAGCTTCCAGAATTAGTAGCAGACAGAGACGCATTTGAGGACGTGTTAGATGTACCAACAATTAATCGCATCCTTGAGGTCTGTGGTGGTATCAAGATGGATGATCCAAATTTGCTAGCAGCAGCGGTTCTAGCTGGTCAGAACTAGATCTAGCTGCACTAGAAGGAGAAGTATTCTTAATAGGTAACTATAAGAATTACGAGGAATTGGAAGATAACCTTTCAATGCCAGAGTTGGTTCAAACTTTTAAATCAATGCAAAAGTCTGAATCAGAAAAAAGAAAGTTTCTGGCCTCCATTCAAGGCATAGAGCTTGATGGTGGAGAACAAGAAGAAGACAAGAGTTTTGAAGATGTAAGAAGAAAAGCTCTTGGAATAACTGCAGATGCATCAGATGTTGTTTCGCTACAAGGTCAGTTTGCATCAGAAGCAGGGTTTGGTATCGGAGCAGGTCTCGGATACAAAAAGGAGTAGGTAGTTGGCAGATCAAAACATAGTTACCAACATAACTGCGACGGCTAATTTTAGTAGCCTAACAGCGCAGTTACAAGCGGTGACCTCTCAACTTCTAAAACTTCAAGCTACAACAATTGGTTTAAATAAGAATTTAACTAGCCAGGTTGGAGTCATGAATCGTCAGTTTGACGAAACCATGCGCTCCACTGGCCAGTTTTCTAGACACTTCGTAACATTAACTTCAGACGTATCTAAGTTTGGTCAAAACCTAGATAGCGGAAGAATGAAGCTAGGCCAATATTTTCAAACCTGGCAGGGTCATACAAGAAAGACCAGCACACTAGTAAAAGAATTAGCTAAGCAGCAGGTAATGCTTGAGAATGCTGTGGTTCAACCACTTGGCAAAAATGCTCAAGGGTTAATGCAGTATAACGTAATGGTTCAATCTGGACTAGATGCAACAAAGAATAAGTCCGCATTACTAAGACAAGAACTATCTATCATGAACAAGGTGATGATGGATGGATCAAATCAATTAATTAACTGGGGTAAGAATACTCAGTGGGCTGGTAGACAGCTTACAGTAGGACTTACAGTCCCATTAGCAGCATTTGGTATGGCTGCAGCAAAAGCATTTAGACAAGCAGACGAAGAGCTTGTCAGACTTACAAAGGTTTATGGCGGATTAACAGCAACATCATCTGAAGATTTATTAAGAGTAAGAAAAGATGTAGCAGCATTATCTAGAGAGTTGGCATCAGGTCTTGGTGCAAACTTTACAGAAACAATTGCATTGGCTGCAGATATTGCTGCAACTGGTAAAGAAGGCACAGAGCTTTTAGACTCTACTAGACAAACTACAAGACTTGCAATTCTTGGTGAAGTTGATAGACAAGAAGCAATGAAAGCAACCTTGTCTATTCAAACGGCATTTGGACAAAGCACAGAGCAACTCGCTCAATCCATTGACTTTCTTAACGCTGTTGAAAACCAGACCTCAACAAGCCTTGCAGATTTAGTAGAAGCAATTCCTAAAGCTGGTCCAGTAGTAAAAGCTTTGGGCGGAGATGTTCAGGATCTTGCACTTTATTTAACTGCTATGCGTGAAGGTGGAATTAATGCTTCAGAAGGAGCAAACGCACTTAAGTCAGCATTAGCATCTATTATTAATCCTACCAAGGTTGCTAAAGAACAGTTCATGGGATTCGGTATTGATCTAGGTGGAATCGTAGATAAAAATGCTGGCAACCTAACTGGAACAGTTATGGCACTTAAGGATTCATTAGATAGTCTAGACCCACTAAGTAGAGCGAGAGCAATCGAACAATTGTTTGGTAAGTTTCAGTTTGCAAGAATCAATGCGTTGTTTGAAAACCTTGGAAAAGAAGGAAGCCAAACTCTACAAGTATTAGATTTGATGAAAGCAAGCACACAAGATTTAGCTAGTATATCTGAGCGAGAATTAAAAGCAATGACTGAGTCTGCTTCTGGTAAATACAAAAGAGCTTTGGAAGCAGTTAAGGCAGACCTAGCAGTAATTGGCGAACAGTTCCTAAAAGTAGGAACATTTGTATTAAATGCTATTGACGGAATTGTTAAATTTATTGGAAACCTTCCTGGCCCAATTAAAGCAGTATTAGGATTTATAGGAAGCTTAACAGCAATTGCTGGACCAATCATCATGTTAACTGGTGTGCTTGCCAACTTCTTTGGATATATTATCAAGGGCATATTTGCTCTTAAAAATATTGGTAAGGGTGGAACTGGATTTAAGTTATTAACACCAGAATTAATGGCAGCCTCAGCTGCTGCTGAAACTGTAGAGCAAGCATTTTATAGCGATACAAAAGCTGCCGCAACATTTTCTGACGCAGTCATGACATTAGCTGCCTCATTTGAAAAGCTAAGACAAAATGCAATGTCTGCAACAGTTGCTACTTCAAACAGCATGTCTACAGTAGGCGGTAATACTGTTATGCGAGGTGGAGGAAGAATTGTAGACAAAGAAAATCCTTTAGTAGGCAAAGCCTATTCAAGAGATATGTCTCACGTAATTCCAACTGGATCTAAAACCCCTCAGCAAAGAGCAGACGAAACAATATTCTCAACTGTTCCTGGTCCTAAGCCAGTAAACCTAAGACTTTCAAATTCAGCGCAAACATACATGAACGATGATCTGCCAAGAATTAATGGAGTAACTTCTGTAAATGGAGTTTCAAATGGTATAGTTGCAGCAGAAGCTGCCAAGTGGCATTCCATGACTGCAGCTTTAGCCATGCAATCAAAGGCAGAAATAGCACAGCTTAAAGCCGAGGTTGCTGCTACTGGAACAGTTACAGCATCACTAACAGATTCATACCAAGCGCTATTGCCTCAAATGACAAAGATAACTTCTTTGGCGGCGGATGAAACGGCATTAATTGTTAAGCAGCTACAGGCTGGCAAGATCACAGTAGAAGCAGCAAGAGCAAAGATATTTGCATTAAATGCACAAGTAGAGGCAATGATGGTGCAAACTGCACAAGGAGTTGCAACAGCACAAGCTAGAAACATTAGCCTGGCCACAGTTCCTTTGACAACACAGCCAGTTGTAAGCGCAGCTGGTAAATCAAACATGAAAGAACTTTTCCATAAAACAGAAACTTCTAAACTTGTAGATTCAATTGCTCGTGGTCTGGGAGTCAGAACTTCTGGCGCTGGATATAGCATTCAAACAACAAAGCCTAGAAGACTTAATGCTGGTGGAAGAACTGGTGGAGTGTACGAGCCAGAAAAGCACGGAGCAGTTGTCCCAGGTGACACATCAATTAACTACGACAATACCCCAGCCAGAGTCCCACTTGGAGGGTTTGTATTAAATCAAGAAGCTTCTAGAAACAATCCAGAGCTAGTAGAACGTGCAAAGCAAAGCTATGGAATGAATGGCGGAGGCAAAATAGATGCTGTATTAACTCCAGGCGAAACAGTTGTAGACCCAAAAACATATTCTGAAAATCAAGCGGCGTATGATAAGGCAAATTCAACAAAGAGAAGAATTGAATTTAGAAGTATGGGCGGAGTCCTTGGCGGATTGGTAATTCCAAAGAAAAGAAATTATGGTAATAAGTTATTTGCAGATGAAGCGCTTTCTGTACAAAAATTAGAAGAAGCTTATAGGTATGTAGATAATCTCACTGGAGATAGCTATGAAGAATTAAGACGACCAGGAATTGTATTAAATAATGCTGATGCGTTATTTAGACATGTGCCTGGAATGACAATGCAACGTGCAGTTGCAGAAGCTAGAGCTATAGATGTGGTTGCTAGAAGATCACACCAGCTATTTGTTGCAAGCAACGGCGAAGCTGGAATGGATTATCACACAGCACATGCTAAATATTTAGAGGCTAAATATCCTCATATGATATTGCCGTCTGGATCAACTAAGCAACAAAAAAGAGCAGCTTCTGGCACTAAGGATGTACAAGCTAGAAAGCAAATGGCATTGATGGTTGATTCGGTTTTCCCAGGAGCATCTTCAGATGAGTGGGCACACAGAGCGCACTTTGTTCCAATAGAGCAATCAAGGGGTCATAAGGGATATTTTGGTGAAGCTGGACACGATAGATTTAATTTAATTGGTGAAGATTTAAGAAAAACAGTTGGCGTAAATGATATATCTCCTGTATTTTCACAAGAAGCTAAGGCTCATGCTGATCACATAGCACAAGGATTAGGGTTTGAAGATGCAGACGACTTCTTATTAAATAAAGAAAAAATTAAGGAGTTTATTAAAACTGGTAAATGGAAAGGTCCTGGACCAGTACCACTAGGGCTTGCAAAATATCTGAGAGCCAACACAGTAGCATTAAAGGCTACAAATCCTAGAGTTGCCGCCGCAAACCCTAGAGTAGCTATAGCTCAAAAGATTGCTGGTGCACGTAGAAACGCTGGCGGAATACTTGGCGGTTTAGTAAAATCTGGTAAGCGAAATTACGGCAACCTATTCCTTGGAATGCCTAGAGGAATAAAAGCAGTAGAAACACAAAGAAAAGCTAGACTTAATATGGAAGAGATTGATGCTGGGCTCAAAGCTAGCCGATTTGCAGCAATGCCTCCAACAGATTTTGGCAAGTTAATATCTCCATCAACAGGAAGAAGCTTCCCTGTTCCAGGTATTGGCGGACTATATGAAAAGGCAGATGGCACAAGAGTATTTGTTAAGCCAGTAATGGATGAGACAGCAGCACTTGCAGAACAAAGAGCAACTATTATTGCTAGAGAAGCTCATGGACTAAATGCTCCTAAGCAAGAAATTAGAACAATGATTGATCCTACCGATCCAGCAGGCAGAAGAAAGCTATTGGTTTTAGAATCTCCTTACGATGAAGCATTTGCAAAAGCATCTGGAGAATTTACAAAACAAGATTATTTCAAGCAATTAGTTGCAGCTAACTTAAGAGGAGACAGAGATTTAAGCCCAGACAATCTTTATGGAAGCACATTAAATGACGTAGGTACTGCTGGTGTATTTAAGATGGCATCTGGCAAGAGAACGTATGAAGAAAATATGACTTCAATGAAAGACCAAGCAAATATTAATCTGCTAGGAGTAAAGGGCGGAGCAAGAAGATTCTTTGCTGAATCTACTCTAGCTATTCCAAAGGGAATGACTCCAAAGCAATATCATAAGGCAATGATCGATGAGATAGATGAGGTATTGCCAAGACTTGAAGAAACAGTAGCCAAATCTCTAGGTCAATTAAATGCACAAGAGTCTGCTGTATATGCAGCAATGATTCAGAGACTTAAAGATGGAAGAAAAGTAAACTGGGAAGAATTCCACGGAATTCATTCTGCAGTTAAAGTTGCAGCACCAAAGGCTCTTACTCCCGCCGCACTTAAAAAGCTAAAGGAAGAAGCAGAACTAAGAATTAGACAAAGAGGACATGCAATATCTCTTTCAGACAATTCTTTTAAAACTCCTCTAAATGGATTTAATGGTGGAGGCTTAATTGGCAACGTCTTAAAGGGCGTAGCTATGAGAAAAATTGGTGCAGGCTTTGGACCAACAGGTGCACCTAAACCAAGCATGTATGAGTCAGCTCCATGGGGAGTTAATTCACTTTCAATTCAAATGGCAGAGACCCTATTTGCTAATTCTGGATTAAGAAAAAATACACAAAAATTACTTTACGATAAGTTTGCTGCTGCACTAGCAAAAGAAAAGCCTTATGGCTATGTTAAGGGTAAAGACGGTTCACTTCAAAGAGCACTTGAGCCAGATTCACTAGATGCAGTTATTAGATTAGCCGCATCAGATCTATTCGGTGACAGGAATGTTATAAGACAGCTTTCTCCAATAGACAAAGACATACTTAGAAATAAATATTTAAATTGGGATTCTAAAAAGAATACACCAATGACTGCAGAGCTTCAGAAGAAGATCTTCGGTATTGATGGCAAGAGAGAAATGGGTGGTCCAGTATCTCCAGGACAAAATTATGTTGTTGGAGAAAAGGGCCCAGAAATATTTAGTCCTTCACAGAGCGGAAAGATAATACCAGGATTTGCACTTGGTGGAATGATCAAGAGAAGCAAAGATTTTTATGGAGAAAAGATTACAGATGTAAGTCAAATTACATCTCAAGGGCAAGCAAAGAGACTTCTTAAATCAGGAGACCCTAGCCAAAGGGCTTTAGGTCAACTTTATTTAAATAACTTAGCAGCAGGAAAGGTTCCAGCACCTGCACCTGCAAGAGTAATTACACCTGGGCCATTATCTGTAGCAAAAACAACTATAGTCGGAAACGGCGGAGTAAGAACAAATGCTTATGGCCTTCAAGGATCTTTGCCGTATGCACCAGGACTAAAACTTCCGCTTAGACAATTTAACATGGCAATTGATTCCGCATTGCTATCCATAACTAATGGACTTAAAACATCTTCTACAAAATTAATAACAAGAGCTAAAATTGCAGCCTCAGATATATCAGCAAGCATAAATGCACTGGGAACTAAAATAAAAGACTCAGGATTTAGAACTGCTGGAATGATACAGAATCGTAAAAATACAATTGGAGAACAAAAAACAATAGCTGCTAGCGCCCCAGGACCAATTTTTAATCCAGCGTATATCGATAGAAGTGGTAAAGAGGTACCAGCATCTAGAGCAGATAAAGCAATTAGAAGATCCTTTATGGCAAATGCTCGTTATTCTACATCAGCAATGGCACATCCAGTTCAATATATGAAAGCAAAGGGTATTGTAAACCCAGAACTTGGTGGCGGTGGAATTGGTATGATGGCTGGATCACTTGGTGGTATGGCAGCAGGATATGCTATTGGAGATAAACTTGGCGGACAAAATGGTGCAATGATGGGAAGTATGGTCGGCTCAATGGCTGGCCCATCACTGATAAAGGGCGCAGGGAAAATGGTTGCAACACGTGCAGCAGCAAGTGCCGCAACAGCAGGATTAGCTTCCGCAGGATTTGGAGCTACTGCAGCGGCAGCAGCTGGATTAGTCGCACCACTTGCAGCAGTAACAGCTGCAGTTTATGTTGGATACAAAGCATGGAAGCATTATAAAGAAGGGCAAACCCTTAACATATCTACATTTGGTATGACTGCAGAAGCGGCTAAAAAAGCCAACCTAAGATTCACAGACTTTGGCGCAAAGATAAAAGATACCATCCAAGATTCAAAAGATATGGCAGCTGCAAACAAACTTGTTTACGAAAGCATGAAGGATGGCGGTACCCCATTCCAAATGACTATTGCAGAATATAAGAAACTCAAGGTAGAAGTTAAAGAAACATTTGGGGAGCAAATTAAAGCGCTTGATCGCCAGCCATCGAATAAAGTTCCAGATGCAGTACGCAGAATTAAAGAGCAGCTTATAGCTGCTGGAATGTCTGCTGAAGAAGCAACTAAAAAGGTTTATACAATGCTTCAGCTTTCAAATAAGAAAGACCAATCAATTACTGCAACAATGGGTAACAAAGACTTCAAGAATATTACGGATGCACAAACAGCTGCAGTATCTTCTGTAACTAGCTTTGGTAAGGATACAAGAGACCAAGGAAATAAAGAAAAGGCAGCATCACTTAACACAGCCTTGATGGCAACTGAGACTGGAATTAATGACCTTATTGCAAAGAGAGAACGCCTTGTAGCAAAAGATTTAAGCGGGAAGACAAAGTCATTGTCATACACTGAAGCTGAAAAGATTATGATAGATCAGCTAAATACTTCTAAGGAAGCTACTACTAAAATAACTCAGGGCACAGTAGATGAAATAGCTAAGACAAATCCAGAAGTTAAAAAGATGATTAATGGATCAGATACTATTGTTAGCACATGGCAGAAGATTAGACTAGAGGCTCTAGGATTTAAGGGAGATCTTTCAAAGCTAAATGCTGAGCAGGCTGCAGTAGCAGCTAACCTATTTAGCTCTGTTAGCGAGTCAGTACAAAAGACTAACAAAGAAGGTATCCTTAAGGGTCAATACGAAAACCTAGAAAAACTAAAAGGCCAAATTGCATCTTATACGAAAGCACTCAAGGGACAAACTGCAGCGCAGCAAATATCAGACAGAGATAAACTGTCTGCACTTAATAAGCAGATTGAGGCAAATAATAAGTTAGCTGAAGCTAGAAAGAAAGCATTAACTGCTGCACAGGCAGACGCAGACCTTGGAAGAGAAATTGAAAAAACAAGAATGCAGATGCAGAATGCTGCAGCAAGCGGAGATACCCAGAAGGCACAAGAGCTTAGACTGGACTTAGAAACATTAACAACCCAGCAACAAACAGAGTCTCAAACTAAGGCAATTGATAAAGCAAATGAAGCTGCAAATGCTCCACTTAAGGCAGCAATTGAAGCTATGGGCAATAAGCAGCAAAAGCTTGCAGACAGTGCAGCATTAGCTGGAGACAGCCTAGATAAAATTAGAGATAAGTATGATAAGCAATTAGCTGCCATAGATAAGGTTAATAATTCAATGACCGCTCTTTATGCAAACGCTAAGCTTGCTGGAGTATCTATTGAGGATTATGTTAAGAAGAATAAAGAAGCAGCATCTGCATTAGTCGCAGATTATGAAGCAGCAACTGGTAAAAAGATGGATCGCTACACAGTAGGAAAAGATGGCAAAAAGGTTCCAATAGATCCAACTACAAATGCACTTTCAGTACTTTCTAAGTCTGGAGCGCAATCAGGAATTGATGCATTAAAGATAACTGGTGGCAAGACACTTAAGGATGTTTATGATGCAATTAAGAATCCAAATGCCAAGGCTCCACTTAGAAAAGATATCGCAGTGTCTGGTGATTATTCAAAGAGCATGGAAGAAAAAACATTTAATGGCGTAAAGACAAAGGTTTTAAATGCGGAAGCAAGAGAAGCAATTGGCAAAAGAGAAAACCTTCAGTTAAATGAAACATTTATTTGGAATGGCCAAAGATATGGCAAGAGCCAGAAAAATGGAAACATAGTATTTATGGGTAAGGCTGCAACTGGAGTACAGGGCGGAATGCCAGGAATGTATCTTGTTGGAGAAAATGGTCCAGAAATGGTTCACTTAAAGAACCGTGCTAATATTATGCCAAACGATGTAATGAAAACTTTGGCTGCCGCATCTCCTAGATATAATTTTAATAAAGCACAATACAATATGAAGGAAGGAACTGCTTCTGGGAATTCATATGTTGTGAACCAAAACATATATGCATCTGAAGGAATGGATGTCGAAGCATTGTCAAATATGATTATCAAAAAGGCTGAAGTTGTTATTGGACAAAAGGCTAAGATTAATGTTAAAATGGTTGGACAGGGGAAAAACATATAATGGCAGCTTTATTTTTACCAGTAGGCTCAGCACTGTTTATACAGGATGCCAATAACGCCTGGCAAAAACTAACTGAACATAATAGGTCACCCGTATCTGTAGATGTTCAGCGCTTTGAGCAGACCTCTAGAATGGCCAATGGAAGCCTTAGAAAGCTGTTTATAGCCGATAAGAAGAACGTATCTACTTCCTGGACCATGGTTCCCTCCTACTCCACTATGACCGTTGACGGAGGCTGGGGAGCAGAAGACTTAAAGACATTTTATTTAAGCGCTAAAGGACAAGGTACATTTAATGTTCGTATAGCCTATAATTCTGCCAGAACAGAAGACTTTGCCGCAAGCTTTACCTCATGCTCATTTAATTTAATTAAACGAAATGTAAAGGGAAAAGCGGCGGATACAGCACAAGCATTTTGGGATGTAACTATTGCACTGGAAGAAGTATAATGCAAACAGTAAGCCAGTCAACTCTAGATAAACTAAATACATCTGCATCATATTCAATGTCAGGCGGATGCTGGCTAGAATATAATATGAACGATTTAATTTTAGATGCTGTGGTTACAGCCACACCAGCCGATACTGCAACTCAAACAGATCCAATAACAAAGCAAACATACCAGCCATTTAAAAAACTATTTCCACTTACAAGTATAATTGACCCAAGAAGACCTAGCGTAGCAGGCATAAAGTATTTTATTTTAAATAAGAACGTAGTTAATAGCATTCCAAAATACAACGTTTCTTCAGACCTTCCAGTAAGAACTTATTTTTCTAGCCCAAAAAATCAATATAAATTCTGGGTATCTCCTAAATCTGGAGGAACAATTTTAGATAATTTTAGTTTTACGGTAGAGTACCCAGTAGCAAAAACTGCTGTTGCGAATACGGTACTTGTTAAATTTGAGACATCTTATTCTAAGCCGTCTACATGGTCCATTAAAATACAGGATCACGCTGGTGCTGAAACAACAATATCCACAAATGGAGTTGTGCCAGATAATGGAGTATTTCAGTTATACTGGAATGGATCCTCATGGTCTACTACAAAATTTACAACACCCTCTGCGCCAGTCAATGTTAAAAAAGTCATTGTAGCAGTAAATACAATTAGCGTTGCTGACTCCTACCTTGGAGTAATAGAAGTCGGAGCCAGATATATACAGGATGTATCAAATAGAATAGTTTCTTTTCAAGTTTCAAAAACCTCATCTGATGATTCATCTGGCATTGTCCCAGTCGGATCTGTAACTGCAAATGCCTTATCTATGTCGCTTGAGGGCTACGATAAAAAAGGCATTGAGTATGATAAAACAATGCCATTCAATAAAGATAATATTAATCTATATAAGAATGTAAAGGTCACTCCATTTAATAAAATAGGAGATGATGTTATCCCGCAGGGAGTATTTTATATAGACTCCTTTACCTTGTCTGAATTTGGAGACATTGATATCCAGGGATTAGACGGAGCAAAGTTCTTGCAAGAAATTCTAGCCCCAGACATTGTTATTCAAAATGCACCATCACAAGCAATTATTAGAAGGTTGCTAGATAGCGTGGGGTTTACGGGATATAATTTTAATACATACGGTAAAGCAGATCCAAACAAAGTTGACTCTGCTACTATAGTCCCATTATATTGGTTTACAGAAGATACAAAAACTGTATGGCAACACATTCAAGATCTATGTAGAGATACACAGATGATAGCAACATTTGATAACAATGACATCCTGCAGTTTTATCCTAGAGATTATTTGTTTGATAAAACAAGGGGATCTAGTTTTAAATTTAGAAGCGAAACCAAGGGCTCAAACATTGCTAATATAATATCTTTAACTAAAGAAACAGTTCCTTCTGTTAAAGCAGTAAAGGTAATATACACTCCAATCATTAGTACAAACTATAGCGGATCTTCCGATAATCTTTATGTTTCTCCACCAGCCGCAATTGGTGCAGCTGCGCTGCAGACTACTTTGTTAGCTACGGCGCCAGCCGAAACAGATGCTCCCAAAGGAGTAGTCTCACTGTCTCCAATTAGCGTTTACAGCGATTTAGCAGATACATCTTTTTATAATAAATCTGGCTATTTCTTAATTAACAATGAAATAATTGAGTACGATGCAATTGAATTTAGCTATGAGCCATTGGTTCCTATCGCAGGTAAACTTCTTGAATATAAATGGATAACATCAGACTCAGATATTGCAAAGTTTCTTGGTGAAAGTAAAATAAATTCTTTTAAGCCTACGCTTAGATATAGAATCAAAGAAAGAAATGCATTTAATGCTACTGGCAAGGGCGTTGGTGTCGGAGAATCTCATAATGTAAATATTGATGACTTAAAGGCAGAGTGGCTTGGGTCTAAGCTGAACCTATCTGCAAAGACAAACGCTGCAGACCCAGGAGTATTTTCATTAAGGCAAACAGATGGATCTGGGAAATCTGTATCTAGATCGCTGCTTACAATGGTTGCGCCAACATCCAAGAAAGAATATCACTGCGCTACAATCTCGCCTAGCCCCTCTTTTACAACACAAACATATTTTTCAATAGGAACAGCCCTATTCTTTAAGCTTGCTAAGTCTTCTAACGGAAGAACAACGGGAGAGCAGTTTGTTTCTGCTGGACTAGGCATAGGCCTTTCTGCAGATTTACTAAACGGATATATTTTAAAAATTGGAACTTCCCAAAATGTTGCAAATAAAGGCTTGAATTACAGAGACGTTCAATTAGTTAAAGTTGTCAATGGTGTAGAAACACCAGTTTCTGACACTCAGAAAACAGAAGACACATCTATTACTGGAGTATCTGGTGGAGAATTTTATAGAGTAGATGTAAGAGTATCTAAAGCAACTGCTGGTAAGCTAATATTTAAGATTAAGTTTAATAACTCAGTTATAACGGCAACAGACACTGAAGCACTGACATTAAATAATAGAATATCTTTAATTGCCATTGAGGGAGAGTCCGCATTTGATTATGTTTATACAGCATCATTAAAGAAGGAGGACTTTGCTGGCTCTTATTCTTACGACAATTACGGATCATATGTTGGGTCAGCTACAGAACTAAAGAATGTGTTTGGTGATTTTACAGCCGTAGGATCTGCATCTACAATATCAAGCCCATGGATAAAAGAATTTGGGCCAGTTGCCAGAGAGATTAAAAAAATATCTACTAAGTATGCAACCAGACCAGGATTTGTTAAGTATCCTCAAATAATATTAAACCCCAACGTCACCTTGCTTGGGTATGACGCAAACTCGTTTGGAATTGATGCATATATTTTAAATAACACTGGGGCGTTTGTTGATTTAGCAGACGGCGGACAAAAAAGTTTTATTGTAGTAGGAGAAACAGTAGCCCCACTCGACCCGTTTGAATATATTGATCCAGAACTATCTGCCACCAAAAATGATGAGCAGGTTGCATTTGAATCTATGTGGATACAAAAAGAGTCTGAGGCTAAAAAGCTTTCCGATTGGATGAAAACTCAATGGTCTAAGCAGCAGACAGTCATTCAAATAGATGTGTTCCCAAATCCTATTATTGAAACAGGCGATGTGGTTGAAATATCTTATCCAAACAATACAGTCTATTCAACTGAAGATACTGGTAAAACGGCTGGTAAATACATAGTCCTAGATATCGAGCAAGGATATAGCCAGTCCCCATCTACAAAACTTACCTGCAGGTCGATTTATGTTTAATGAAATGGTAGAATCTTAATATGGCTAAAAAGAATCCAAGAATAGGTAAATCCCAGGTTGCTGGCGGAGTTAAAGTGCAGCTACCAATGGACTCACCCCTAATTGGAATATTAAAAACAGATCAGTACGATGTTGTCAACGTATATACTAATCAGGTAGACAAAACCTATGTTGCTTCATCTCCAGACGACGATGGAGACCCTGATGATTTAGGCGATGGTACAGATGATGAAGTATATGACTTATCTGATGCACCAAATTTAGAGGACATAGTATTGATTGGAACTACTGGCAAAAGATATTCTTCTGGTCAAACGATAACTGATCCAGAAGTATACTATGATGCAAATAACAACAGACTACTCAGAGTTACTTTTGAAGTTAAAAATAGTGTAGGAGAGATTGTAAAAGGGGTAGTAATAATATGATAACAAAATTTGGTAAAAGATTTATAACATCTTATTTAGCAAGTGGACTTAATTTTAATCAAAAGGACATAGCTGTAGGAATAGGATCTCAGGCTCCAACACTAAATGACTCAGACATGCAATTTGAATTTTATAGATCGGGAGTCTTCCTTGGGAGCACTGACATACAAACAAATACAGCAACTGGAGTAACAACATATTCTGTAGTTTATAAAACCACACTTCCTACAGATGTTGAAGGGGTTATATCAGAAATTGGAATTTTCCCAACAGCATTTACGCAAAACACAGACTACTCTTCTAAATACATATCGTCATTTGAAAATACCACACAGTGGAAAGATTCAGCTGGGGAACAGCCATTATCAGTTTCGACACCAACTCCAAGAATAGGTTCATCGTATTTTTCTATTACAGCACCTGCAGGACAATCAAAATCATACAGCCTAGATACTATTTTTGATCTTTCTGGATATGGAGTAGATGACTCAATGACTTTTGCTTTTCATCAAACAGACTTGAATCTAGATTATATTTACGCTAGATTCTATAGCTCACCGACTAACTATAAAGAAATAAGATTCCCTGGATACTCAACAGTTGGTAATAAAATTTCGTTGCCAGCTAAATTATCTAGTTTATTTAACTCTGCATTCTCATCTACTGGGCCAACAGATTTTTCTAAAATTACTACAATAGAAGTAGGCGCTAAAGCTAAATCTTCAGGAGCTACAAATGTTTTATTAGATGGGCTAAGATTGAATGACGAAGATAGATATAATAGCCAGTATGGATTAATAAGCAGATCAGTACTATCTACACCGTTAGTTAAAACACTCGGAGTAGAAATGGACATTGAGTATAAAATAGACTTAGGATTTTTATAATGGATAAATATTCACCAGGCAGCTATGATCCAGTAAGCGGAAGATATATACCAGCAGACTTAAGTAAAACAAATGCAGAAGCAGCAAAAGCCGCTAGTACAAAAACTGCAGATGCATTTACTGTTAAAAAATCAGATCTTCCCGTTGTAATGAATGGCAAATACCAATTTTCATTTTCGTATTTATACTCTGACCCAAATAATTCAGCTAACCTTATCCCTGGGAAAAGATCACCTAACTTTGTTGTTACTTTGCAAACTCCCGACTTAACTCAGCCAGTAACCAATTTAGTTGTTACTCCAGGGCTTCTTTCTTATGGAGTAAAATGGGATTTAATTGATAAAGCATTAGCTGCAAATAAATGGCTTATAGATATACAAATATATGAAAGTTTAACTGGAGCATTTGCTGGAGAAGAATATTTAGTCTGGAATGGAAACGGAAACTCAGCAACGATCCTTGTTTCAAATACTGCCAATAGATGGATACGTGTAGACACAAGAGATCAAGATTACAGAAAGAAAAGTGTTCCCTACGGTCCATTTAAAGCAACAGATCCAATTGTTGTTGATATAACTGGCCCAGCAAATGTATCTTCAGTTGATACATCTGGCGGACTAGATACCACTGGAACTGTAGGTTTTAACGGATATGCAAATATATCCTGGCCAGCAATTACTGGAGGTGGAATACGTGGATACAGAATAAGATTTAGGCCAGTGACCACTCCTGCCTCAAGCTATTCATATGCAGACTCTCCTGGAACTGGAACCTCTTACAGGCTTGCAGGACTAGGGGCTGGATTAACTTATGAAATAGCAGTTGCAACATATGATGAATACAATAACACATCTTCTAGTTATGTTGCTGGATCAAATGTTGTTGTTGGTGGAACTCCTTATATTGCAAGCACAGTAGATGTTACTGGGTTTTTTAGAGCAAAAGCAAATCCTACTGATGCCGATTCAACTGCATTTAAATTTGGATATGGAATAGAAACTGGCAAACGAGGATTAGCCTTCAATGCAAGTAACTATTGGCACATAGACTCTAATCAGTCTGCTCTGTTTAAAGTTGGTGGCCCAACCGCAAACTATCTTTTGTGGGATGGCGCTAAATTAACTGTCGATGGTGATATAAATGCTAAAGGCGGAATATTTAGCGGCAATATATATATGACAACCAACAAGGCTTCTATCTACAATGGAACTATTGATTCTGCAACTGGAAATTTAACTGGAGACGGATTTGCATTAAACTCTACTGGTCTTAAAGTTGCTAGTGGAGTTAACTCTGTTACCATTGCTGCGGCAACTGGAACAATAACAGCTAACGCTGGGTCTATTGGTGGATGGAATCTTAGCGGAAACACCTTATCAAAAAACAATGTTATATTAGACAGCACGGGCCAAATACAAGTAGGCTCAACAGCAGCACAAAGTATTTATTTAAAATCTTCTGGCAACTTCGTAATGTGGGCTGGAAATAATACCCCAGACGCAAATGCAAAATTTAGAGTAGGAACAGACGGAACACTGTATGCAACTGGAGCAGTATTTGGTTCAGGTACAAGCGTTGCTGGATATGCAACTTCTGCACAGCTAACTGCAGTTGATACAAAGGCTACTAGCGCAGCTAGCTCAGCTTCTACCGCAGCAACTTCCGCACAGACTGCTGCAACAGATGCTGCTACAGCTAAAACTGCTGCAGCTGCAGCTAAAGCCATAGCTGATGCCGCCCTTCCCAAAACAAGTTTTGACAGACAGGCAATTGTAAATGCAATAAATAATACTACAACGGAAACAACAATTTCTGGTGGGATAATACGCACTGGAACGCTTTCTGCAGATGCTGTTGTTACTGATTTTATTTCTGCATTTAATATAAATGCAACTAAAATTACTACAGGAACAATCAGTGGAATTAGAGGAGTATTCACAGATGGTGAAGTTGGTGGTTTTGTTCTTGGCAATGCAGATCTAACCGCAAGCACTTCAAAGCTCCCTAGAATAATATTTGGCAACAAGGTACTAATTGGATATGATTCTAATAATGGAGCGTATACTCTAAACGCTGGAAACCCTAGAGGAGGAGCTACAACATCATTCTATGTAAATACAGATACAAACGTGTTTAGGTTTGCAGCCGACTCAGGATCCAGAAGTTACGCAGCAGAAATTAGAAACGATATTAGGGCAAGAGACTATAGGTATATAGCAGGAGGAGGGCTTGTAAATGATACATCATCAAGAAGATTTAAAGAAAACATTACATACGCTCCAAAATCATATTACGACAGGGTGCTTGATATAAATCCAGCATTCTATACCTATAAACATAACCATCCAGAAACAGAGCCAGAAGTTTGGGGCCAGCATGGATTTGGACCAATAGTAGAAGATTTAGAGGATGCTGGGCTAGGTATGTTTGTGCAAAGAAATTTGAACGGACAACCAACATCTCTTAAGAATGAACAAAAAATACCAATGCTTTTAATACCAATAGTTAGAGAACTAAAAGAAAAAATTAATATAATGGAACAAAAAATATTAGATTTGGAGTCTAGATAATGTTTAAATTCTTTTGTGCAGTATGCATAGATGACAAAGAGCTATACGCAGACAGATTAGATCTGAATAATGCGTATGCCATATGTCCAGATTGCGGAACCCAGCTAGTGGAATCCTTTGCTAGGCATGAGGGTATTACAGAAGAAGAGATGACAACTGAGTCATATTTTGCCAATAATGGGCTAGACACAAATACACCGTAATGGTATACTGTAAATCTATCAAGGAGATATAATGGATAATAAATTAGAGTTAGTAGTAACCGCACTACAACAAAGAATCGGCGAGCTTGTCTCACAATATGAGACGCATATTGCAGTTCTTCGTGCAGAAATTACACAGCTTCAGCAATCACAAAATACTGCGGAGCCAGAGGAGAACTAAAAAAATGGCAGAACAATTACAACCAATGCCTGTAAATCCAGGAGATCCAATAACATCAGAGTTATTGTCTAACATTGTGTCTAACATAAATATTATTAATAGCTTATCTAATAGTATTAATGACGCTCCTGCGGGCGGCGGAGAAGACGCAAATAAGCCTAGGACTACAGAAATTGAGTCTGGAAGAGAAAAGGTTCCATGTAATACATCGAACACTGGTAAATCTACAATTAAATTTAAAAAATCATTTACATCTAGGCCCAATGTTGTTTGTTCAATATGGCAGCCATCTTCAGCAGACTTTGTAAAAGATAAGTATCTGCCAGTCGTAACCGCTGTAACCACAACGGAATTTACTGTACAGATGCTCTCAGCTGGTGCATCAGCAAACGGGACTATTTGGGTTCATTGGATTGCTTGCAGTTAACAATTAGGTATTGACATTCTGTAGCACTATGCTACAATTTGATTTAGACTATAGGCCATGAATATTCATGGCCTATTAACATTAAGGTAGATATGACAAACGATTTAAAATGGATGCTCTCATCAGATCAGCAGTTCCCATATCAGGATGATAAGATGATTGAGCTATGGTTCAAGGTCATGAAGTGGTTTAAGCCAGATGTTGTAGATTACCTTGGCGACACAGATGATCAGGCTTGCTATAGCAAATACACAGAAGGCCGTTCTGCTGAGTTTATGCAACTTCATAAAAACGATAGCCGTGACTTAATTGTTCCAATGATGCGACATGAAGCAAAGGGTGCAAGAGATTTTTATGCAAAGACTAGAGAGATGCTTCCTAATGCACAGCTATTTTCTGCTTTAGGTAATCACGATATTCGTATCTTTAACTATGTAGATGCTAAGCTTCCAGACTATATTAATGAAGTAACTCCAGAAGCATTGTGGTCACTAGACTCACTTGGCTATGAGTATATTTATTACGATGAACTACCTAAGCGACGCTTCGGAGATATTCACGTTCACCACGGACTTTCAATTGCAGCAACAGGATCTGCAAGAAAAGACATGGAGGATATGCAAGTATCTTTAATTCGTGGTCACTCACATAGAATTGCTTCACACATGGTAACTTATGAACTAAGAAACAATGGTGCTGGCGAAACTCTTCGTGGATATGAAATTGGTCACATGTGTGACGAAAAGGGCCCAGGCATGAAGTATACACAGCATCATGATTGGCAAAAGGGATTTGCAGTAGCGCATATTGTTAATGACTACCCTCACATCCAAATGATTCACGTATCCCCAGACTACTCTTGCGTGGTGGATGGAAAGTTTTTCCAGGTATGATCAAGTGTAATAAATGCGGTGGTAGAGTATTTGTAGACAGAGTATTCTCCCAAAAAATGCATATGGAATTGTTTTGCATCATGTGCGGTAAGCGCTGGATGATGAATAAGCATACAAATAGGTTAGGTAAATGGCTAGAGACACTAGAAGAAAATCACTCAAAGAAGTACGGTATTTCTTCTTAAACGAGAAGATACATAAGACTCTTAGTTTATCTAGAGCAAAGGATCAGCTAATTGCTTGGTCCTATGTAGATAAGAAAAGAATGCTTTACCCATATTCAGAAGTAGATAAAAATATGGGGAGTGCTTATAGTATTGTTCAGGTTGCCTCAATGTTAAATAAACATAGAGTTACAATTCAAGACTATATTCTAGAAGGCAAGATCAGGTCTCCACAAAAAATTTATCCTATAGGATCTAATTCAGAAGACAGCTGGTATAAGTATATGTTTAGTGATAAAGATATATTAGATTTACACCAATATATTTTAGAGGCTGGGCATTCTAAAAATGTTCCCTCTAAAGCAGAATTATTGGCTCTTCTCAAACACAGCTTTATATTGTATACTAAGACCGTAGACGGTTTTGTCCCAGTATGGAAGGCGGAGTAATGGAAAAGAGTAGAGTCGTTACTTGCGATATTTGTAAAAGAGACATAGAAGTTCGCTGGGGCATATTCGCTAGCGATACATTAAACAGACACAAGAAGGCGGAGCACAAATGACAACAAGAGTAAAGGTGGATCTTTCTTTTACTAGAAACCTTGGCAACTATGAAAGCATTAGAATTAATGTTGGCGTAGAAGATGATGTGCGTTCTGGTGAGACTGTCGATTCCGCTACCGAAAGAGTATACGCATTTGTGGAAAGCAAACTTGTTCAAAAAACAAGTGAGGTAGAGGAAGAGCTTAAGAGTGGCAAATAATAAAGAGCCATATATTCTTATGACTAATTACCAGAATCTCTACAAGGAGAAATATGGTAATATGCCTACTCTAAATAAATTTAGAGAGAAGTGGGCTATGCAAGATGTAATTGATAGCGTAGGATTTCAAAAAGCTAACGATCTCTTGTCTTATTACTTTAGCCTAGAAAAAACAGGGCACCCACTGCAGTTCTTTTATTATAACTTTGATAAAATGGAAAATGCTAGAATAGAACTACAAAAAGATATTGAGACACGCCGACTACTGCGAGAGTCTACTAAGAAGATGGTGGAAGAGGGCGGGCTATGAATACAGAAGCAACATTAATCTCGGCTATATGTAAGAATAAAGACATTAGCACTGTTATGGCAGAGAATGTAGATGAGCTATTTACTTCTCATGGAGATGTTTGGAATGGCCTTAAGTCATATTATAATCAATTCAAGGCTATCCCAGAAGTTGGAATTCTACAGGAAAAGTTTAAAGACTTTGAGCCAGACCTAAATGCAACAGCAGAGACTGCTTACTATTTAGATAATTTAAAGAATGAGTTTTTGTCCAGCAGACTAAAGAGCATTTTAATCCGTGGAGGATCAATGCTAAAAGAAGATGCTGCCTCCAGAGTAATTGGAGAACTTCAGTCACAGCTTTCTAGTTTAAATAAATATACTAATAATGTTCGTGACTTAGATGTTACAGACTCAGACAACGCTATTAAGCATTTAGAGGCCCTGAAGGTCCGTACAGCCGAGATGGGTGGATCCCCAGGCATTAAGACTGGCTTCCAGTCGATTGACCTTGCATACCCCACTGGAATGGCTCCAGGGCACCTTATAGTCGCTATTGGCTGGCCAGGTAGGGGTAAGACATGGTTTACCTCATATCTAGCCTGCAAGGCTTGGGAGCAGGGATTTAAGCCAATGATTGTTTCCCTTGAAATGACTCCAGAGAATATGCGTGACCGTATTTATACAATGCTTGGCTCTGGTCTATTTAAGGCTAGTGATTTTGCCAAGGGCGATATTAATATCGATGACTTTAGAAGTTGGTCTAGCAAAAAGTTTGCGGATAAGAATAAGTTTATTCTGGTATCTAATGAAGGCTCTGGAAATGTAACTCCAAATGCAATTCAAGCTAAGATAGATCAGCACAAGCCAGACATTGTTATTTTGGATTACCATCAGTTGTTTACAGATAACAATAACTCTAAGGCACCAACAGAACGAAACATGAATATTTCTCGTGAGTTTAAAAACTTAGCGGTCAGAAATAATATTCCTATTATAGATATTACTGCTGCAACTGCAGATGATATTACAGACCAAGACAATCCTCCAATGATGAGTCAGGTTGCATGGTCAAAGGCTATTGAATATGATGCTGATATGGCTATGGCAATTCATAAGTACAAGGGAACAGATATGATTGAAATTGTTTCTAGAAAGAATAGACACGGACATGACTTTGGTGTATTCTTAGATTGGGATATTAACAGGGGTATCGTTAAAGAGATTTACGAAAATCCGTTTGCAGATGACGCACAAAAGAATTAAAAGATTTCAAATCGAGGTAGAGTTTAATGACGATAGTCAGATTATAAGTTTAAGACCTCAATATGAGAACCTATTAGTGCAAGATATGCGTGGCAAAGGATATGTAAGAGTATTAGATATTGATCCAGCTTTCTCAATAGAGTTTACTGGAGAGACATGGAGATTCTTAATGACTCTTCACGGGATATATGTGGGAAGGAAGAAGGCATGGCAATTCGAGGGTATAACTCAAAACAGATTGATACCAAGGAATACGCCCCAAGTCATATCAAGTCAGTCCTAAAAGAAATTGGACTTAACATTGTTGGTGAGACAGGCAATGATTTCCTATGCTATTGTCCTTTTCATTCGAATAGACATACATCTAGCTTTAGCGTAAGCCAAACATCTGGAGCATTTATTTGCTTTAATCCTGCATGCGGAGAAACTGGCACACTAATAGATTTAATTAAACGCACTATGCATAAAAATGATTTTCAGTCATTAAGATTAATTGCAGCCAAAGAAACAGAAGCCTTGAATAACTTTGATGAGATTATGGAAGAGATGCTTGAAGACAAACCTACTTTCGAAGAGTTTTCTCAAGAAACCATAGATAGACTACACGCAGATCTTGCTGGCAATGTCAGCGCTAGATCTTATCTTGAGTCTAGAGGAATTAACGTAGAGTCTATGAAACATTTTAATCTTGGATATTCTCCAGCAATGAACATGGTAGTTACTCCAGTGCATAGTCCAGATGGAATTCCAATTGGTATAGTTGGCAGATCAATTGAAGGAAAAACTTTTAAGAACAGCACCAGTTTGCCAAAAAGCAAAACGTTATTTAATATACATAGGGCTAAAAAGATTGGCGACCAAGTAATAGTTTGTGAGTCTAATTTTGATGCAATAAGAATTCATCAGGCTGGCTTCCCAAATGTTGTTGCTACACTTGGCGGATTCCTGTCTAATGAGCAACAATCCTTATTAAATAGACATTTTAATAAGATAATTATTATGACAGATGCAGATGAAGCTGGCAGAGAACTAGGAAGATCTATTTCTAGCAAGCTACGCAATAAAGATATTTCTTGGGCTTCGTCTGGATATCGTGAGATATATCCAAATAAGGCTAAAGATGCGGGTGATTTAACTGAAGAAGAAATAAAGACATGCATAAAAAAGTCAGTATCAGATATTGAATATCGCTCATGGATATGATATACTAAAACAACAGATGGATTTACACCATCAACTATATAAAAAGGAGATACAATGGGTATCGTTAAAGGCCTAAAGGGCTTAAATCAAGTAATGGACAAGCCTTCATACAGCGAAGGTGACGGAACAAAGGCACGTTGGGCAAAGCTAGAAGATGCAGAGAGCGTTAAAGTTCGATTCTTGCAAGAACTAGATCCAGACTCACCGATGTACAACGAAAAAAATGGTTTGGGTTTTATTGCCGTAGAGCATACTAACCCTAAAGACTATAAGCGCAAGGCACTATGTTCAATGGAAGATCAAGGCAAGTGCTATGGTTGCGAACAACACCGTAAGGATTACAAGGCGGGATGGAAGGGTCGTTCACGACTTTACATGAACGTACTTATTGATGATGGTAAAGAAGAGCCATACGTAGCAATTCTTTCTCAAGGTTCAAGCGGGAAGACTATCACTCCAACACTAATTGAGTATGCAGGCGAAATGGGATCAATCACTAATCTCATGTGGCGCATTAAGCGTACTGGCACAAAGACAGACACAAGCTACACAATCATCCCTTTGGCTAAGGATGAAGCACCATTTGATTCATCAGCACTTGAGCTGTATGACTTAGAAACAACAGCAATTCGTGACTTGCCTTACACAGAGCAAGAAGCATTCTTTAATGGAGAAGGCGGATCTCAAGAGAGTGCCGCATCTTCAGACTCAGACAGCAGCCTAGTCTGGTAACTAATTATATGCAGGGGCAGTCTATTGACTGCCCCTGTGTTATTTAGTAGAATAACATAATGATCTCATACGAAATACCAGACCCATTTGATACTTTTGTTGCTAATAAGTATAAAGACTATAAGGGAATGGTGTATGACTTCTTTGCAAAAGAATGGCATTTAAAAGCCGCATGTTGCGGAGAAGAATTATACGCACCAAATAGAAAAACAATGACAAAGATTAGACTTTATCATACAAGAAACGAATGTCTAGGCGGATACTAATGAGTTTTACACACCTACATGTTCATTCATATTATTCATTAATGGATGGACTAAATTCACCAAAAGAATTATGTCAAGCAGCGTTAGATGCTGGACAAACTGCGATTGCAATCACAGACCATGGTACTCTCTCGTCACACAGAGATATGCAGATTGCCGCAAAGGAAACAGGCATTAAGCCCATTCTTGGTGTTGAGGCGTACATTTCTCCAACCGATAGGTTTGATAGATCATCTAAAACAGATAAATCTATTCAGGCCTACAACCATATTATTTTGCTAGCGAAAAATAAAAAGGGGTTGGAGAATATCAATATCCTTCAGGAGCTTGCTTGGAACGAAGGCTTTTATCACAAGCCACGTATTGACAGAGAGGTTTTAAATGATTATAGCGAAGGTATTATCGTTCTCAGCGGATGTCTTAATGGACTCATTACTAAGGCTATCGATAAAGGTAACATGGAGGAGGCTGAACTTCTTCTCAAAGGCTTTAAGAAAACTTTCGGACAAGATTTTTACGTGGAAGTGCAATCACATAACCCTGTGGAGATCAACTCCGCCCTTTTAGAATTAGCAGATAAACTCGGAATTAAAGCGGTGGCAACTGGCGATGCACACTTTGCTAAAGAAGAAGATAGAATCCTAGAAGAAGCACTGCTGATCCTATCTACATCCCCTAAAATTGACAAAGACTCAGACTTTGAGATGTCACGCAATATTAAAGATATGATGGAACGATTTAATTATCTGTATCCAGATCGTAGAATTTCATTTCAAGACTACAACTTATTTATTCAATCCAGAGAAGAGATTGAGGCAGACTTTAATAAGGCTGGGATTACTCGTACGGATATTTATGAGAATACTTTAGAGATTGAAAATAAAATTGCAGAGTATGATTTTCACCAAGGACTTGACCTTCTTCCAGTTCCTAAAACAGATGCTGATGATAAGCTTCGTGAGATGGCTTATGCTGGATTAGATAAGCTTGGGTTCTCAGATAATCAAACTTATATTGATAGAGTTGAAGAAGAGCTTTCTGTCATTGCCTCTAAAAGTTTTGCATCATACTTTTTAGTTATTGCAGACATGATTGATTGGGCTAAAAACAATGACATTCGTGTTGGTCCTGGTCGTGGCTCTGCTGCTGGCTCCCTTGTATGCTATTCGCTGGGCATTACAGATGTAGACCCAATCAAATATGACCTATTGTTCTTTAGATTTATTAACCCAGAAAGAAATGACTTCCCCGATATCGATACTGACTTTGAGGATCGTCGCAGAAAAGAAGTAAAAGAATACCTTAAGAAGAAGTTTAAGCACGTAGCTTCTATTTCGACATACACTTATTTTAAAGATAAGGGTGTGATTCGTGATGCTGCAAGAATTTTTATGGTTCCACTTCAAGAGGTTAACCGTGCCATGAAGTCAATCGACACGTTTGAAGACTTTATTTCTTCTCCTAATACAAAAGAATTTAGAGCAAAATACCCAGAGGTAGTCTGGCTTGCAGACAGGTTGCGTGGAAGAATTAGATCTGTTGGTGTACATGCTGCTGGAGTAGTAGTTGCAAAAGATGATTTACGAAAGTTTGCACCAGTTGAATCTAGAGAAGATGCACAAGACAAAGTTTCTGGAAGAATTCCTGTTGTTGCATATGACATGGATACTGTTGCTGACATTGGTCTTATTAAACTAGATGCACTAGGACTTAAGACACTATCTGTTATCTCTGATACTCTTAAATCAATTAAGTCTAGAACTGGTAAAGATATTGTGTTGTCAGATTTAAAGCTTGATGATCCAGAAGTTTATAAGATGCTCAGTGAAGGATTTACTAAGGGGGTCTTCCAGGCAGAAGCAACTCCATATACAAATCTTCTTATTAAAATGGGAACTGATAAGTTTGAAGATTTAGTTGCATCTAACGCACTGGTAAGACCAGGAGCCATGAATACTGTTGGAGCAGCATATATTAAGCGTAAGCAGGGTAACGAAGCCGTAGATTACATGCACACAATCATGAGGCCCTTTACCGAGAATACTTATGGTGTTATTATATATCAAGAGCAAGTTATGCAGGCATGCGTACACTTGGGTGGTATGACTTGGGCAGAGGCTGATAAGGTCCGCAAGATTATTGGAAAGAAAAAAGATGCAAAAGAGTTTGACCAGTTCAAGGATAGGTTTGTTGCTGGGGCTTCAGAGCACATTACTAAGAAAAAAGCGGAGGCACTTTGGCATGACTTTGAAGCTCATGCTGGTTATTCTTTTAACCGCTCCCATGCTGTTGCTTACTCTATGCTCAGTTATTATACTGCTTGGCTTAAGTTTTATTATCCACTTGAGTTCATGTTTTCGATTCTTAAAAATGAAAATGATAAAGATGCTAGGACCGAATATTTAATTGAGGCCAAGCGTCTAGGACTTAAGGTTTTGCTACCACATATCAACGAGTCGGGCCTTGACTTTTCTCTTCAGGAAAACGCCATTCGATTTGGATTGTCTGAAGTAAAGTTTATATCCGACAACATTGCAAATAAGATTATTGATAACAGACCGTATACCAATTACGATCATTTTATTTCTATTGCTTCCTCTAAGGGCAGCGGAATTAATAGCAGAGCTATAAGTTCACTCAATGCAATTGGTGCAGCAGCATTTAAAGATAATCCAAGAAACGGAAATGAAAAAGATAATTACTATGAGTATCTAGGCATACCAACATTTAACCTAGAAGGAATCCCGCCAAGAGTAAAAGCGCAGGCTAGACCTATTGAAGAGTTTGATGACCTAGGCTCGTTTGTTATGTTTGGAATGGTTAAGGGAATTAAGCGTGGAACTGGGTGGGCAAGAGTAGAGATTGTAGATGAGACTGGTTCAATAGGACTTTTCCATAATGAGCAAACGCAAATTGAAGTAGGGCAGATGTATTTCATTCTTGTAGGAGATAACAGAATTGCAAGATATATTAAGGTTTCAGATATAGATCCATCTTCAAACGATATGTTTGTCGACTACCTATATCGTAAAGAATATGATCTAGAAGAAGATGAGTATATGGTTGTAAACTTTACGCCATATGTAACAAAAGCTGGCAAGACCATGAGCCACATAGTATTGTCTAATAGGAACAAAGAGCTCACCAGAGCCATTGCTTTCCCAACTATGTATAAGATGACACTTGCAAAAATGCGTGAGGGAATGAAGTGTAAGGTTGTTCTATCAAAACTAGATGATGGAACTATGAATGTAAAGGAAATAAAATGAGCGACGTAAAGATTGAAGATGTGTATGCACAGCTAAATATTGCTAAAATTCTTGTGGCTACAATCGAAAAAATTGGTGAGATATCATTACCAGTTTCAAGTTTTTTAAATGCCACCAATGAGGATAAAGAGCTTCAGGTAGATTACAATGAAGAAGATCAGACATTCTTATTTAAGCTAAAGCAAAAAGATTAATTAAAGAAAGCTTCACAACCATTAATTTAAATGGTATACTAGTAGAGAGAAGAAAGAGTATATATGACTATTTCATTAGAAGACATAATGGCCAAGTTAGACCCAAAGACACGTGCAAGAGTCCAGTCAGCACAAAACGTTCAAGTTCATAAGCAGCTAACTCCAAGTATCGGATTAAATGTTGCCTTGAAGGGCGGTCTGGGATACGGTAGACAGGTCCTTGTCTGGGGGAATAAGTCAGCAGGAAAATCTTCTTTCTGTCTACAGATGATAGCACTTGCACAACAAGAGGGTAAGACATGCGCTTGGATTGATGCAGAGGCTTCCTATGATCAATCTTGGGCAGAGCAACTTGGAGTAGATTCCTCTTCCCTTATTTATTCTCAGGCTAAGACAGTCAATGATATGGTAGACGTTGGCGTAAAGCTAATGGAAGCTGGCGTAGATGTAATTGTTGTTGATTCAATCTCAGCACTTCTACCAGGTATATATTTTGAAAAAGATGGAAATGAAATGAAGGATTTGCAAGACACTAAGCAAATCGGAGCAGAAGCAAAGGATATGACTCATGCAGTCAAAATGTTAAACTATGCAAACAAAAATACACTACTGGTTCTCATCTCACAGCAAAGAAATCAATTTGGATCTATGCATGCCTCCCATATCCCGACAGGAGGAATGGCAGTTAAGTTCTTCTCTTCCACCGTCATTAAGTTATGGTCTTCGGAAGCTGAAGCTAATGCGATTAAAGCGGGCGTTGCGGTTGGTGACAAGATCATTGAACAAAGAGTTGGCAGGCCAGTCAATTGGATTATTGATTACAACAAACTCGGCCCCCCTAATCTTTCAGGACAATACGACTTCTATTACCAAGGAGAATCTTTAGGAGTTGATCGCATTGGCGAAACTCTAGATGTTGCAGAAATGTATGGCCTTGTTGAAAAAGGCGGAGCATGGTATACCATTAACAAAGAGCGGTTTCAGGGAAGAGCTAAAGCAGTAGCATACCTTAGAGAAAATCCAGAAGTAGCTGGAGCCCTAATTGAGGAAATAAATGCCAAATCTCAATGAGTTTATCAACAAGCCACAAGCGGTTAGTAAGAAAAACTTAGAAGCAATACATGGCGTAAAGCCATGCTCTAAATGTGATTTAAATGCTGAAGAAGCTTTTTGGGATCCTGAATCAATGACTTTAGCATGGGAGTGTCCAGATGGGCACTCAAACGAAGTTAAGGTGGGATAAAATGAGCACAGACTTTAGCACTGTTAAAAAGATTGTTATAGCGCCACAAATTGTTGTATATAGAAATATATTTAAGCATAGTAAAGAAATTATTGATCTTATGAAAAATGACAGGCCAATATCTTTCTTTACTAATTGGAACGCATGGTATGAGCAAGGCTTTAGAAAGGTATCTAACCCTATACGCCTAGATCAGATAGATCCAAAAGACGACAAAGAACTAGCACTTGAAAAAGAGTATGTCCTAGAGGTACTTGATTGTATGAAGTTTATAAGGGAAGATTACCTAAATGAATTTAGAGAAGATAAAGGCATATGGCCATCTTTTATAGAAAACTGGGATGATCTATCTGACACGAATAAAAGATATTGGATTGATTATTTTAGGTATGACGTAGACATGGCAGCCAAAGTTCAGCATAAAAACTTAATGATGGAGTATCATGTTGACGAGTTCCCGATACCAAAAGAAACAAAAAGAGATAGGCATGTTGCTACCGTTAACTTTTATTTGAATAATGAATACGAAGGTGGAGAGATATGCGTCTATGATTCTGTATCTAATAATACCTATATGTATAAGCCACATCCTGGAGATGCAGTAATAATGCCATCTACCGAACCGTTTTATCATGGTGTGAAGCCATTTAAAAATTCAGATAGATATTTTTTAAGAGCATTTATTGATTATGAGGTTCACCCAGACTTTGAGTGGAAAAATAAATATGCTTTAGACATCAACGAATCTTTGCTAAAAGATATTGCTACAGAAGAATCTTATATAGAAAAGGATCTTCAGATAATTAAACTATCTATCCCAGCTAACATTATAGAAGTAAAAGGATAGTGTATGTCGGAAAGATCTGAAGTAAAAAGAGATGGAGCTAAGGCTCAAAAAAATAGTGGCAGAGGAGATTACCAAAAGGGTGACGCACAGTGGAATCAATTCTTGGTAGACTATAAAGAGGCAGGTTCAACGTTTACATTAAACAAAGAAGTGTGGTCAAAGATATGCACAGACACCTTTAAAGTAAATAGAGATATGCATCCAGCATTAAAAATTATTATTGGGTCTGAATCCAAAGTTAGGCTTGGTATAATAGAATGGGCAATTTTAGAAGAATTAATAGAATGTTGGGAGAAAAATAATGTATAACCTAGATGTTTACGTAGATAATAAAGATAAGCCTACCGCAAAAATTAGGCCACTATCTATTAAGAGAGATTGGATGCATCCACAAACATATAACTGCCATCCGATAGTAATGGCCAACTCACTTGGCTACGGAATATATTTTGATCACGACATATCATTTATTTGGGATGGCGAGAGAATGAATGGTGCACGTGGAGTTATAGGAGAGGATAGTATTTGGGTGGGCAGAGGAGAAGGCACTGTAACTTTTATAACCAATTTAATCTTTAGAACTGATGAAAATACAAGTGTAGTTACAATGCCAGTTCCAAATGAAAGCATGGAGGGCGCACAAGTGCTTAGTACAATATTGTCTACATCAGTTTTTACTGGAACCTTTTCTGTTGTTTGGAAGATTGATACCCCAAACAAAGAATATTTTATTCCAGCTGGAACAAACATTGCTTGCATACTCCCTATATCTTTAGGATCAATTCAAGATTCAGTAGTGACCATGAAGGATTCATTTGTGCCTTTCGAAAGAGTTCAGGATAGCTATGAGTATATAACTTATTTAAAGGGATTGAATGCTCAAGGCATCAGGCCAAGAATGTATAAAAAGGGGATTAACCATAAGGGAGAAGTTATTGGAAAACACGAAGTCGATAGCATTAACCTAAACGTAGTTTATGAAAAAGAAAAAGAATAACTCATGTCAAGTAGATATGGTTACTTAAGCCTTTTAACTAAAGAAGAGGTAGAAAAGACAATAGGTATAATTGACTCATTGTCTGATAAATGGATTAAGCGTGGGCCAGATAACAGTAGGCATTCGTTTTACACATTGGGAGCTGTGTCGCATTTAGAAATACCGCCAGAAGACGAAGTAATAAATCAGGAGCGAATAGATTTATTTAATAATAATAATAAAATCCTGCTAGATAACTTTAAATACCTTTATGAAATCATAGAGAAAAAAGTAACCGAGATGTTTGGGCCCTGTGAATTGATTGATGATGTTCCTTTGCCAGGATTTTATATATTTGGAGACACCGATGGAAATGCAGATGGCTCGTTATCCCCATATGGCGATGTTGGTGGAGCTGCAACAATTCATCGTGACAGCTTATTAAAACATTTAAATTATAAGTGGGACTCTTTGGGAGGGGCAACAGATTCATTTGCAATAACATTGGCTATTGAATTGCCAAAAAGTGGAGCTGGAATTATGATATGGGACCAGCCAGACATTGGATTTTACTCAAACAGTGACTACGCTAAGCACTGCAAGATGCTTGACTTTAATTCAAATGAGCACAATTCTGAGGTTTTAAAAAATAAAATACTCAATCCAATCCCAGAAATAATAGATTATTATCCTGGCGGAATGTTTTGGCATTACTGTGGAATATACCATGCGGTTGGCTATTCACACAACACATTAAATACAGATAGGAGAATAACTATGCAGATTTTTGGAGTTAAGTGCAATGATATATGGAGGTTAGTTTTTTAAATGACAACTTTTATATTTGGATTTGTGGTGGGTTTATCAATCGGGTATCCCCTTGGTCTATTTATAGATCAATTAGACAAAAGGATAAAGCGCAATGGAAGATAAAAATACCTTACAGTTAATTAGCGATATTACAGAGTTTAATGACTTGCATGAGTTTATGCAGGACGAACACCTTGATAAGGCGCTAGCTATTGTAGTTAAATTACTAATGAACCCAGATGTGCCTTCTGCTAAAGCACCACATTTAATTATGGAGCTCCAAGCAATGTCCACCAAGTTTGCTGTGCTTGCTTCAGTATACTCTACAATTGCAAAAGATAAAGCTGGAACGGCCAATAACAATAAAAAGAACATATATTATTCAGTAAAGGAGTCCATAGACAAACTCGTAGATGCACTTAAATACGTAGTTAGGTACAACTCATAAATGGCTAGAGATATTGTAAAAAATCTTAAGTTTAAAAAGCATACTGGCAACTTCTTTGATCCAGAAAAATTTGCTCAGTTGCTTGATGAGTCTTATAGAAATACAAAACGCCCAGATGGGGATACTACAAAAAAGTCTTTTAGCCCAAGCTCATTGGGGTATGGACATGGCACATGCCCAAGATACTGGTACATGGCATTTACTGGTGCTGTTTTCATTGATGACAACGATGCTGTTGCAGTAGCAAATATGGCTCAAGGAACTCAGGCTCATGAAAGATTGCAAAACCTAATTAAGACTATGCCTGAGTGGAGGGCAGAAGAAGAAGAAATTATTAATGAATACCCTCCAATTCGTGGCTTCATAGACTTGATCATGGAGTATGATGGTGAGACTGTAATTGGAGAAATTAAGACGGCTAAGCAAGAGGTATGGGATACTAGACAAGCAGAGATGAAGTCTTCTCCCAACCATATGCTGCAGCTACTTACATATATGAAGCTAAAGAATGCTAAAGAAGGATTCTTTCTATATGAAAACAAAAATACTCAAGAGATACTTATTATTCCAATTTCAATGAACGATAAAAATAAAGAGATTATCGAGAATGCTTTTCAGTGGATGAGAGACGTATGGGATAACTTTAAAGAGGGAGATCTGCCAAAGCGACCTGAAAATGCTACTAAGTATAAACTCCCTTGCACTTATTGTCCAGTTAAAAAAGAATGTTGGGCTAAGGGATCAAATCCTGGAACAGTAGAAATTGAATTGATGAAGGTGTCAAAGTGATATGTCTAAACATTGAATGCGGTAAAGATTTTGAATCTAAGACACATAATCAAAAATACTGTTCAGATGAATGCTGCAGAGTTGCAACCAATAAAAGAATCATGCAAAAATATTATGAGAAAAAAGCAATTAAAAATGGTGCTCCAAGAAAATGCAAGGGCTGCCCAGGATTTTTAAGTAGATATAATTCTGAAGCTTATTGCTCTAAGTGCATTAAGTCAAGGCATGCAAAAGACAAAAAGCATTTGATGGGGATCATTGATGACATTGGCTAGTCTAGTAAAGACTAAGGCGTCAAGAGTCTTAGGCATAGATGCATCCACAAACTCAATAGCATTTTGCTTAATGGAAAATGACGTGCCATTAAAATGGGGTAAAATAAATTTATCTGGTAACGACATATTTGAAAAGATATATGATGCCAAAGTTAAAATGCATGTAATGTTGGATGAATTGCAGGCAGACTATATTGCAGTCGAAGGAGCTGTTTTGGTTAGGTCTCCAGACGCTGTGATTAAATTGTCTTATGTGTATGGGGTAGTTATTGCTGAGCTAATGTCTACTGGAGCTAAAGTCATAACAATATCTCCAACTTCATGGCAGGCATACATTGGGAATAAGAATCCTACAAAAGAAGAAAAGTCTGGGATCAGGTTGGCAAATCCAGGATATGCTGAGTCATGGTACAAGAACCAGCTAAGGAATATGAGAAAGCAAAGGACGGCGGACTACTTTAATAAAAAGTATAGCCTATCAGTATCCGACTTTGACGTAGCAGATTCATTTGGAATAGCTCATTATGCCAATAAAGAATTGACAAAGAGATGAAGTTGTATCAAGATAAAGCTTGGCTTCACAATAGATATATTATTCAGAAAAAAAATATAGTAGAAATAGCAAAAGAGTGTGGTGTTTCAGCCATGACCATACAAAGGTATATAGATAAATTTGCAATAAAAGTCAAACGCTAATTGACATTTTAGTTGACTAGAAGTATAATTATTTAATGACAGAAATAGAGCCATCCGTACACTTTGACAAGATGAACAAGGTTGTTTCAGAGCTACTTAAGGGTAACTCTGCCACTCAAATCGCCACAATAACTGGAATGACCAGAAAAGATGTGCTGGGATATATTGACGAGTGGAAGGCAGTAGTACACAACGATACTAATGTTAGAGACCGTGCTAGAGAAGCGCTAATGGGTGCAGATCAGCACTACGACATACTTATTAAAGAGGCGTGGAAGACCGTAGAGGATGCTGATACTCAGGGGCAGCTTAGTGTAAAGTCAGGTACATTAAAGCTAATAGCCGATATAGAAGCAAAAAGAATTGGGATGTTGCAGGCAGTTGGCGTATTGGAAAATAATGAGATGGCTGCACAGATATTAGAAAATGAAAGAAAGCAGGAGATGCTTGTTGGCATCTTAAAAGAAGTGACATCAACATGTAGTCATTGCAAAATAGAGGTTGCTAAGCGTCTTTCTCAAATAACAGGAATAGTAGAACCAATTATTATATCTCAAGAGGTGGCAGATGCTTGATCTTAATGGATCAATTAAACTTGGAGAAGATATTTATGTCTACCCTAATTTCATTTCTGCACAAGAAAGAATTGAAATATTAAAAGATATTGAATCCATTCCTGAAGAAAAATGGGTAGGGCATTTTAATGAAGGTAGTCAGGGTGCAGAAACTGCACACATGTCTATAGATAAATTTATACCAATAAGTAAAAGACTGTCTGATATGCTAGATAGCGGTGTTTATTTAGGTAATTCATTAGCAGCAACTAGAATGAAAAAAGGTTGGGTAGGGCCACACCACACAGATAATTTTGATTTTTTAGATGTTATTAAAGCAAGCCAAAATTTAAAAGAAGGCGAAGACTTTGACACCGCAGAAAATAGTATTGCTGGACTAATAATGTATTTAAATGATTTTGAAGGCGGAGAAATATACTACTCTAATCAAGATGTAACATACTACCCAAAAGCGGGGGACCTTGTAATACATAGCTCACAAGAGCACTGCAGACATCAGGTACAAGAAGTTAAAAGTGACATCAGATACTCACATTCAAGTCACCTATTTAACTTGGTGCGTGTTCCAAAGGGTTTTAACAATGTCTCTTGATTTTTCAGAATTTATAGAAATATTAGATGGCGATGAGTTTGAAGAGCGCCCAGTTGATCTGCAGACATTTGTGACTAGCCCAGACTACTTAGGCCTACCACCACTTTCTGAAAACCAATATACACTGATTGCTAGAAGCTCTCAGATATATAAAGAGTCAACCCTTATTAAGCTTTATGGAGAAGAGCAAGGGAAAAAGATGTTTAAGCAGACCTGTGTTGAAGTTATTGCTCAGCTTGGTAAGGGCTCAGGCAAAGATTACTCATCGACTATTGCAGTAGCCTACATAGTTTATCTGTTGCTATGCCTTAAAGACCCAGCAGCATATTATGGTAAACCGCCTAGAGATGCAATAGATATTCTTAACATTGCTATCAATGCTCAGCAGGCAAACAACGTTTTCTTTAAGGGATTTAAAATGAGAATCGAAGTCTCACCCTGGTTTGCTGGTAAATATACTGACAAGGCCTCAGAAATTAAATTTGATAAATCAATAACAGTTCATTCGGGTCACTCAGAAAGAGAAGCCTGGGAAGGATATAACGTAATGGTTGTGATTCTTGATGAAATTTCTGGATTTGCAACAGAAAATACAAGCGGACATGACCAGGCTAAAACAGCAGATGCCATATACGACATGTATAGAGCTTCAGTTGATTCACGTTTCCCAGATGTAGGTAAAGTAATTCTGCTTTCATTCCCACGTTTTAAAAACGATCCAATCCAAAAATTTTATGAGTCAGTCATAGCAGAAAAAGAAACTGTTATCAGAACTGAAATACTAAAGCTAGATCAAGATCTACCAGATGGCACAGAAGGCAATGAGTTTGAGGTAGCTTGGGAAGAAGACCACATAGTCTCGTATGTGTATCCAAGAGTGTTTGCACTTAAGAGACCTACATGGGAAGTTAACCCAACAAAAAAGATTACTGACTTTACTGTAGCCTTTCACAAAAATTCGTCAGATGCTCTTGGTAGATTTGCCTGTATGCCATCCGATGCAGTTGATGCATTCTTTAAATCTAGAGAAAAGATTGAAAAGGCTTTCAATCAAGCTAGCCTAGCAGTGGATAAGTTTGGAAGACTTGAAGATTGGTTTAAACCAGATCTAGAAAAAGATTATTTTATACATGTAGACTTAGCACAGAAGCATGATCATTGTGCAGTGGCTATGGGGCATGTTAATAAATGGGTAGAAGTAAAAGTTACGGATACTTATTCTCAGCCAGCACCAATTGTAGAAATTGATGCAGTTAGATTTTGGACCCCGACACCAGATAAATCTGTAGATTTTTCTGAAGTAAAAGATTACATACTTGCCCTAAGAACTAGGGGTTTTAATATCAAGATGTGTACGTTTGACAGATGGAACTCTCATGATATGATGCAACAACTAAAACAATATGGCATCAATACAGAGATTCTGTCTGTCGCAAAAAAACATTATGACGATATGGCAATGGTAGTTTTAGAAGAAAGATTGTCTGGGCCTCATATACCATTACTAATAGATGAATTGCTTCAGTTAAGAATTATGAGAGATAAGGTTGACCACCCAAGAAAAGGATCAAAGGATTTAGCAGATGCTGTATGCGGAGCAGTATATAATTCAATAAGCAGGACTAGAATGCGAAGAGACGAAGAGATAAAGATTCATGACTACGAATCTATGAGCTATGATAATGATTTTGCAGTTAGCGATGGAGAAGTTGAAAATGTATATAATATGATTAGAGCACCAAGAATGCCTGAAAGTTTAGCCAGATCGATAGAAAATATGGAGATAATATGAGCGAGTACCAAGAAAGAGCAAAAGAATGTAAGTGCTGCACAAAACATGTGCCACTTCCTACAACACTTAAAGCATATAACGGAGTAACCTTATGCCCAACTACATACTATAATGTAATTGAATACAAAAGGATTTGGGACACATTTGGATCACGTCCAGCTGGTAATGTCAGAAAGCATTTCTCAGAGTATGTGCAGCAAATAGTTGAGGGAGTAATTACAAAGCCATGATTTTAAAAATTAAATACTATTTATATAAAATATTTAATAGAAATAGATTTAAGAGAAAGAATAGGGAAAACCCATTTATCTATTGATGAAAAAAATCCTAGAGGATTTTAAAATATCTTACAATCAAACAAAATATAACATGGAAGACATTGGTGGGAAACACGAGGCGGATACAAATTTTTACGAAGCTAATTCTTTTCGCTTGCGATCCCCAGAGTTATCTGATCACGCAGACATAGTCATAATGGGTTGCTCATTTTCATATGGAGTTGGTGTTCCAGAGCAAATGTCTTGGGGAGTACAAGTTGCAAATCATTTTAATTTGCCATATCATAATCTATCATCTACAGGAAGAAGCACACCATTTTTAGTAGATCATTTATTTTCATACTTTAAAAACTATGGGCATCCCAAAATACTAATTTGTCTTTTCCCAGAACCAACTAGAATGCAAATATACTCAAGCCCATTACATGTTATTTCAAAAAATCATTTAAATAAAAAATCTCATCTGAATAAAGAAAATTTAGATAACGCAAAGCCAATAACCTTTAATGCTACAATGCATATATCTCATAACTTAGATGAAAAATATTCAAAATTACCTTATAAAGCAGAGGATGTAATCCCAGTTGAAACTGCAGTTGCCTTTTCTATGCAGCATATTAAATTTCTTGAAATGTACTGCAAAGTCGCTGGAATTAAATTAATATGGTCAACGTGGGACATACCAACAGAATTTGCATTAAAGGATATTGATCATGAATATGAAAACTTTATTTCTGTAGAAAATAAATATTGGCATTCTAGAGAAGAGGATCTATTTTATGATAGGATGCATTTGCCAGGCCGACAGCCTTATAATTTATCTAGTTTTAATCCATATCATGATGACAGCGATAAGTGCACAGATTTTGTAGATTGTCACTCAGAACTTAGAGAAAAGCACGGGTTGAATTGGGATTTAGCATCAGATGTCAATAGGCACTCAAGACATCACTGGGGTATACATAGACATACGCATATAGCAGAGTTTTTTATTGAAGAGATTGAGTCAAATAAATGAGTATAATATTAGGAATAAATGAAACTTCGCATGATGCTTCAGTATCTTTAATTAAAGATGGGGAGATATTGTTTGCTGGTCATTCAGAAAGATATAGTAAGCAAAAAAATGACTGGTATATTAACGATAGCCTGATTCAAGACGCATTGTCTTACGGTAGACCAGACCACATAGCCTACTACGAGAAACCGCTTCTAAAGGCCTCTAGGCTATTTCTAAGGGGTGGTTTTGGAGACTGGAAGCCCAAGTTCGACTTGCCAGGAGTTCCAAGGAAATCATTTAGCCATCACTACTCACATGCAGCAGCTGGATATTACACCAGCCAATTTAATAATGCGGCTATAGTAGTTCTTGATGCTATAGGAGAATACAATACATCTACTATTTGGGTAGGAGATGGGGAAAACATTAGTCTTAAATATAAGCAAAATTATCCAGTAAGCTTTGGCTTATTCTATTCAGCATTTACTAAGCTTATAGGGCTAATGCCAAACCAAGAAGAATATATTATGATGGGAATGGCTGCCTACGGTGATTGGACAAGATACTACAAGGATGTAGATTCTTACTTCCCCTCATATAGCCATCAAAAATATAATTTTCATAAAGGAATAAATGACTGGGGCCCCATATTGTCAGATCAAGATAGGTTTGACATTGCTGCTGCAGTTCAAGTTGTTTACGAACAAAGACTAAATGATTTTATGCGTATGGCTAAATCAATTACTGGCAAAGACAATCTGGTTTTTATGGGTGGATGTGCATTAAACTCATCAGCAAACACATTGCTTTGGAAGATATTTAAGGACATATGGATTATGCCAAACCCAGGAGATGCTGGTTCATCATTAGGAGCGGCAGCCGCTCTTTATGGTAAACATCTAGAGTGGAAGACACCGTATTTGGGCTACGACATGGGTGGCGAATATCCAATCAATAAAATACTTGCAGAGCTAAAGAACAATAAAATAGCGGCGGTGGCAACTGGAAGAGCAGAATATGGTCCTAGAGCTCTAGGTAACAGGAGTATATTGGCTGATCCTAGAGATCCAAACATTAAAGACAAAGTTAATATGATTAAGCAGAGAGAGCAATTCAGGCCTTTTGCACCAGTAGTTTTAGAAGAGTTTGCAAGTGAATGGTTTGACATGGACTTTGCCTCTCCTTATATGCAATATACTGTTAAGTGTAAACAGCCAGACAAGATACCTTCAGTTGTTCATAAAGATGGAACTTCTAGAGTACAAACAGTAAATAGAGATCAACATCCAGGGCTGCACATGCTTTTGAGAAAGTGGTATTGGGATACTGGATGTCCAGTACTTTTAAATACTAGTTTAAATATTAAAGGTCAGCCTTTATTAAATGATGAGCAAGATGCTATTGACTGGCAGGCGCACTACGGGTATAATATAATAACAGGCGCCAGTAGCTTAGTTGGTTAAAGCCCCGAACTCATAATTCGGTAATCGTAGGTTCGAGTCCTACCTGCCGCACTGAACCTTTGTAGCTCAGCGGAAGAGCAACAGACTTCTAATCTGTAGGTCGCTGGTTCGATCCCAGCCAGGGGTACAATTAATTAAATTATAGAGAGAGAGCAAATGTCAAAAGATAGCGATATGCTAAATTGGGAAAATCTTTTAATACAAGATATAAGGCTGGCTGGGTATGGAATACATAGCGAGGACATTATCCCTATTGAGTATGCTAAAAATAATCTTGGATACAGAAGCCAGCCATTTGAAAATAAAGCTGATATGTTATTTATAGGAGATTCATTTACTAGAGGTGATGGACTTCCACTAGAGTATGTATACACAGATATATTGTCAAAGAAATTAAATTTAAGTTTCTCTTCCTTAGCAACTGGAGGAGATTCTATGGCAGGGCAGATAGCCAAATGTTTTTTTTATTTTAAAAAATACGGAAACCCTAAAGCAATTGTTGCCTTATTCCCAATGAATAGATTTGCATACCCGTATTTATCTGGAGAAATGGAAAATGCTCCTTCTAACATGAAGCAGGCCAAAACGTTTAATTCTCCTGAAACCGAAGATAGTTACATATTAAGCACAGACATATACCTATATAGCGTAGCAAAATATGCTAAGGCTCCGTATGCAGCAGAAGAAATAATTTCAAATAAACTTGCTTTTTTTTATGATAGGATTATGCTTGATGCACTAGAACAGTACTGTGAAACTAATAATATTATTTTTACTTGGAGCGTTTGGAATCAAAAATATCAAGGTGGGCTATACCAGCAAATTGAAAAAAAATACCCTGGGTATCATAAAAATTACTGCTGGATAGAAGCAAATTCATGGGTAAGGCAGGGAGATATTGTGGCTCCATTAGACGAAAAGGTCACCTGTCACCTAGAGATTAGTGATGAAATGCTATTCAATATTGCCGCAGACAGGGTTAAGAATAATGGTAGAGGGGCTCATAATGGCTTCCATTGGCATATTCATGCCGCAGAAGACCTTTATAGGCACATAGAACAAAAATTAAAAATGGTATAATAAAGACATTAAGTGCATTAATATTAGAAATGGGAGAAAAAAAATGTCAGTAAAAGGAAGCCTTGAAGCAATCATTGAGGTTGCAAAGAAAGAAATTGGGACAATTGAAGGTCCAAAAGATAATGAGACAAAATATGGTAAGTGGACAGGTGCAAACTTTCTT